CTTCACTGGTGCCAGTGACCGGTAGATGAAAGTCCTTGGGGCGGGCCGGTGGCCCGGCCCCCTGCTCCGCCAAAACGACGCCCTGTACGCCCTCGTGAGCGTTTTAAATGGGGTACCCTTGGGGGTAGGTAGGGGGTAAAAAGTGACTACTGGACGGGCGTACAGTAAAAACCCTTTAAAAACAAGGGGTTAGGCTGGCTGAAAGCGCAACGGGGCCAGCGAGCTCCGCACATAGGCGCCGAGTGGGTGACTGAAGCCCGGCTCGGCTACTCCCGCTAACTTGGAGCATTCTGTTAGCCTTGGTCCACGTAGCCCTTGCCACGCGGAACCCCGCTATCAGGGTTCATGTATTTGTTCATGCCATCCACACTATCCAGAGCTTCCCTGGCCTCATCCAGCCCATACTTTTCAGCGTGCTGCTGCGCCAGTACGTCACCCGTAGCTCCTGGTCCCGTGGTTACTTCAACCTGCGCCCCCAGTTCGTACTCAATTAGCTTTTCCAGGAAATGCTTGGCCTTGCGCAAGTCTTCCAGCCCATTCTTTTCCTTCCAGCGCAGCACGTACTTGAATATTTGTGCTTCCATGTAGGGCATTTTGTGCATCAGTACGAAATCCCAATGCTCTATGGGGAAACCTTTGTAGTGGGAGTCCCCCACTTGGCGTTCATTTGCTGTCATTTTTCACCTCGTCTATGTAACCAACTCACACAAGCATAGCGCCAGTCAGGGGCGTCTATGCGGTCGGCCCATACCTGGGCACCCTTGATATCCTTAAACTTGTACGCTTTGAGTGCTTGCCACATAGGGTATGCTACACCAGACAAAAAAGGATAGCTAGTGAGTTCACCATGCGGTGTTTCTAGCCAGTCACACAGCGCATGGTAGAAGTCTAGGTGGTCACCTGTAAACAACTCAGGCCCTGGCATTATTTCTTTAGTCAGTGTGTATAGGTTGTTCTCATCATTGGGGAAGTTGCTGTACACCTCTTCAAACCGTGGCATATCGGGGTAGACGTGGAAATTGTTGCTGAACTGGGTGTATCTGCCCACGTCCATGTTGAGTGCGCAGGCTATATACTCCTGCATGAAGCTCATGTGGACTACGTTTGCCCCGTAGCACCCCCAGATGGCGTCGTTGCTTCGGCAACACACAGTAAGGTCAAGTTCTGCTTCTGTATTACGGTGGGTGATGCTGATGTATGCGTGGGTGTTGCAGGGAATGTCCTTGCCCCCATTGTGGTCAAAGGCGGGGTTCCACATCGTTAGAACGGCCCGCCTGCTGTCTGGGTCTTTACGTAGCTGGTTTATCACAGCGTTAAGTTGGTCGTAACCAAACTCATGTCGCCAGCGATATCCGTAGGCCCCCTGTAAGAACCTGCCGTCATCGCTGTATTCGTACATACGCTTCACTATGTTGCCCACGTACTCAACGTCGTTGCGCCCCGCCAGCATCCACAGGGCTTCAAAGAAGTGAAAGAAAGGGTTGGCGTCCCTTACAGAGTCGAATAGTACACGCTCCCTAGGATTGTGATAAACATTAACCACGGGACCAGGAGCCACAATAACCGGACCATTACGACTTTCTTGCATTTCGCCATCAATTTTAAGATGCCATAAGCCATCCGGATAATTATCATTTACGTTGCGTCTAGATATCACGTGCATCAGGTGTCACCTCGTCAATAAACTCCAGCCCGTGATCTTCTGCAAACACCTCCGCATCTTCTATACAACCGAAGACCTGTATCCAGGTGGGCGGCTCCCCCGGCACGTTCAGATTAGCAGTTACCCTGCCATCATCAAACTGTGTTCTTACTGTAAGGGTGCCTTCAGCCACTTCGGTACCTCTGCTTCGGTTTGCCCTCACCTAAGTAGGTGCGGTCGTATTTATCGAATTCGCACAAGCAGTTTTGGAAGTCTTGCATATCTATTCCAGGCATCGGGTTAAGCCTGTCGCGTATGCGCCCCCACATAGCCAGGGCCACCCCCATAAAAGAACCCCTGGTGACGCCTGTCGAGCCTACCAGACGCTTTAATCCCCGCATACTACCAGGGCCAGGGGCACACCATGTGAGGTGGTCAGCGGCGTCCTGTAGCGGGTGTCCAGGCGTGTTCTTGAGGTCCGCAATAATCTGTGCTGCTAGGAAATCACCGAGTCCTTTCACGTTTGTTAGCCTGCTGTGGTAGTCTGCCAGTGTAACATAACATGGCGTTCTTAGCACGCGGTCTTTATAGACGTCGTTCACCACACGGTAGACATAGTCTATCTTATCCATCTTAACGCCGCAGGTGGTGATAAGATACGCCCCGTTGAAGCACTTTTCCCCACGGGCACGCCGATCCTTAGACACACGGCACATATCATCTAAGTCCCAGCTTATAAAGGGCTGGAGTTCAACTAGGTGGTCGGGTAGGTTGAACATTCGGGCTAGAGTCATAGCCGCAGTGAGGTTCGAGTGGGTAGCGTTTTCGTTCCGCCAGTTACGGGCAACCCACTTCGTTACTTTATCATTTTCCCTATGTACGTTGCAAAATCTATAGCTCTGCAAGATGGTATCACTGGTCCATGGGGGTTGCACCCCGTTCATACGCTTGGCGTAGATACTGTACCGCTCGTTAATCCAATGAATTAACCTTCCTTCTACCATCTGCATAGGCTCTTTTCCATTGTATGCGTACATCAGTTCGCTCCTTACCGCCCCAAGCGGTCTTCGTACGTTTTTTCACCAGGGTTACATACTCTGGGAACGCAGTGGCTAGCTCACGTGCCGCCCGCGCCTGCTCGTCCATAGTACGGTACTGGCTACACCCTCCATCGGTGTTGCTACCCACTTGGTCGTGTACCCAATCACTGAGGAGCAGGTTGCCATAGCCCGCAGTCAGCAAGCTAAGGCTCACGTAGAAGTCTTCCATCAGGTGCATGGCGTCAAAGCGTATGTCATGCAAGCGCAGCACAGTGACATCATAGGCCAGCACACGTAGAGTCCTGGTGTTGCGGTAAAATTCGTTGGGCAGCCTGTTCCCGCCCTCCCTGGTACAGACGCCAACGTGAGCGTGAAACTCTAGGTGGGTACGGATGGCGTCAAGCATCATATCCACAACGGTGTTGTTCGCTGGTTGAAACTTGGTACGGTCATCAAACCTGCGCTCAAAGAAGGTAAGGTCGTCATCCAGCATCAACAGATACTGGCCGGGACAGTTATCAACTATCCACTGACGCGTGTTGCCGATGCCGTTCACTGGGCACTTCAGTATTTGTGCCCCGCTGCCTGAGCAACGGGTCATGTATTCGGGCCACTCGTCGGATGGCACCACTACTGAGGCGTTCCGCCGCCAAGAAAATGGAAGATTCTCAAGCGTAATCTGACGCGTAGCTCTACCAGAGCTAGGAATATAGATGTGCATTATTCACCTCGTAAAGATCGGGGGCGGGTCGATGGCCCGCCCCCTAGCGGAAAGATCACGCGCTAGCGCGGGAGCCCTCGCCTTCTTTCGGCTTCTTTGCGGCGGCGGCGTCAGCCTTTGCCTTCTTATCCGCTGCGGCAGCCTCTTTCTTTGCGGCAGCCAGCTTCGCTTTCTCGGCCTTGGCAGCTTCTTTGGCTACTTTCTTTTCCGCCTTGGCCTTCTGCTCGGCTTCGTACGCGGCCTTCATCTCCGGGGTCTCGTTCACGGCAATGAAGCCATGCTCGCTATCCCACTTGAGGTCTGCGTAGGTTGGTCCGCCCTCCTGGGCGATGGCTTGGGCAACCGTCATGCCATTACGGTACTTGAACCGGTCGTAGCTCTTGCTGCCCTTACGCTTCGGGTTGCTGTCCACGCGCAACGTAATCACACCTTCCGATGGAAACAGGGGGCTGCCCCGCTGCTTCATTTTCTTTTCGCCATCCTGGGCTTTATCATCCTTGGGTGGGTTGCTTCGGGTACCTTTCTCATCGGCCATGTTATTGGCTCCTTTCTGTTGAGTGAGTGTTAGTGCCCTTGCATACTAGCACTTGTCGTTGTCATTTGCAAGGGCAGGTGTCCAATCTTTGTTTATTCTCCAGACCTCCGGTCTTTTTCTACAGCTAGGCTTGAACTCTTTTCTTGCTAGGCGTTGGCATTCCCTACACGCCCCCGTGCTGACAAACCGCTCAGGCGAATGGCTGTGCTTACAGGATTGCCCGATGTAGATAGACCTACCCTGCGCCTGGGCACGTTCACGGGCAGCATTGTTACTCGGAGCGGTAATTTCGTAACCCCACTAGGAACTTCTCCTGAGTCGCTTCTTTATCGTACAGCGTAGCCACCACTACTTCATCCAACGTATTTTCTGCGATAATACGATGGAGAATAACTGTTTGTGCAGTATTCCCTTGGCGATGTACGCGCTGAATTGTTTGTAGGTAATGCTCAAGGTTCCACGTGATACCGTACATAATGATATGGCGGCACGAATCCTGTAACCCATCAATACCGTGCCCCATCGACGCAGGGTGTCCAATGAGCAATGGCAAGTCTCCCGCCGCGAAAGCCCGTATGTACTGGTCTGATTTCTTCGCACTGGTACCTCCTCCTATGGCCGGGGCATCAAACTTTTCCTGTAGCCGCTGGCGATCATGGTCAAACTCGTAGATTAACAGGGCGGGTTGTCCCTGTAACTGCTCCACTAGGTCCACCGTGGCGTCTATCTTGGCGTCGTGTACTATATGAACCTCGCGCTGTGGGCGGTATTCAACTTCTGCACCATAGATGGCACCGTTGGCGATTTGCCTACACTTGACGCCCGCCGCCGCCGCGTTCCCCGCAGTTATGGGGGTATCTGCGATAAGGCTAAAGAAGTGGTTTTCAATCTCCTTATACATCCGCATGGCATCTTTCGGCAACTGTACCTTGATGTCATCAGTAATAAGTTCGGGCAGTTCCAACCAGTCGCTGCCCTTTATACGGAGGACATACGGGTCAATTGCATCTTGAATTTCCTCAAGTGCGGATTCTTTCGGTGTCCAGGTATACCCGCCATATCCAGAAGAGTAAAAGAATTTATTCCGGTAGCCTGTGATGTATCGACCGAGGGATAATCCCTCGTCCAGAATGTAAATCTGGCCAAATAGATCCATAAGCCCATTTGGTGCAATCGTCCCGGTGAGGATGTACCGCCTCTTGAAATACCCAAGATGTCGTCGTAAACACTTGGAACGTATGCTTTGCCCGTTCTTGAATTTCGTGCTTTCATCAACGCACAGTACGTCGCAATCGAGTATGCGGAGGTTTTGGTCATCAGTGTGATATCCACGTTGCTTGCGCCTATAGTTAAGAAGCCACGGTACGGCTTCAGGGTTTATAAGGTGGATGTCTGCATCAACGTGCAGCGCCTCTTCCTTATTAGGGCCATGGATAATGTTTACCGTCAGGCCCGCAAAATTCGCCCACTTCTGTACCTCCCTGGGCCAAACTGAGTAGCAGACTCTCAGCGGTGCAATCACCAGCAACTTTTTGTTGATACCTGAGCTCTTCAGGAGTTTCAAAGCCGAAAGCACTGTAGATGTCTTCCCTAGGCCGGGATCCATAAGAAGGCCCGCACAAGCCTGGGTGAGCATAACGCGGACCCCCTCCTCTTGATAGCCGTGCGGATTCCATACAGGCTTGGGTAAACTGTATTGCGCAGTCTGCGTCGTCAAAGGTTTCACAGATTTGTTGTCGCTCATGTAGTTGCCTATGAAGTTCTGCTTGGCCTGGATAAATTTTCGCGCCTAGCTTTTTAAACTCTACCCATATTATACCACCGACTGCCAGAACTACAAGCCTGTCGGGGCGGTTTTTTGCTCCCATTACATTCATCTTTATGGCTATACAGCCGATGGCGGTAGCCAGCTTGACGTATTGCTTTTCTATGTCTTTTTCTAGCCGAAATTGCATGGCCCGCCCTCACTTTTACGATAGTCACAGTATTTGCACATCCAACCTGGTCGTGGAGCGCACTCAGTGTCTACGTTCATCATGGTTACACGGTCATCCCATCGCTTGCGCACAGTAGGAATATGGCTACGGTCTAGAAATACAGGCTTACCCCAAGACCCCGGCTTTTCGTCCAGGTAGTAGCACCGCCCTTCAACACGCTCAACGTCTTGGTAGTGGCACAGGGTCGCCAAGCAGTAAAGCTCAAGCTGTTCCTGGTGATTGTTGTACCGCTTGCCTGATTTATAGTCTACCACCTGGGCCGTGGTATTATCTACCACCAGCACGTCCAGTATGGCAATAAGATCACGTTCTGCTTCTTCAATGGGCTGCCAGTCGGGGTCCAGCCACAGCTTTATTTCACGCTCTCCCCTCTCTAGATGCTCCAGATGAGGCTGGTGGGGGCGTATCCACTCGGGCATGGTTAGCTGCTCCCCGCCCAGGTGCTCTTCAAGTTCCTTGTGCATATGCACCCCCCGATAAGCGGCAGGGTGTTTCTCTACAGTGACTTCCACCTTGTCGTCGTAGCGATACTTTTTCTTCGCCGGGCACTGTTCGTAGGTGCCTAGCTTGCTGTAGCTCCAACTCATTGCAGTGCCTCGCTTAACTTTTTCGCTTCTGTTTGCCCGGTGATATACTCGACATCTACCACGTCACCAGTTTTAAGTTCATCCCAATGTTTAATGATGTAGGTGTGGGCATGGGGGAGGGTAGTCGCCCCACCGGGCCATTCGTAAGGGTCGCAAGTGGCAAACCCTGACCCGCCTGCAAGGGGAGTCATCAACACGTACTCGCCCTGTCCATCGGGGTCTGGGCCATAGCCCGACCGAGACAGCAGGTAACGCTCCCCCTCACAGCTAGGCTTGAGGCGTATACACAGGACAGGCATGAAAGTGGCGGCGTCACGGATTTCTAGTATTTTTACTTCCATTAGTTACATTCCTTCAAGTCAAACCAGTTGGGGCCAACGAAACCCTCGCTGGCAAAGGGGCAATCAAAGCGGGGGGCATCCATAATGTTTTCTAGCAGGCGCATATCAGTACGCCAGTCTTCTTCTGGCGCACTAATGTTTATCTCATCATGTACCGTGGCTAGGAATATAGTAGAGTCTCGCTTTAGGTTATCCCACTCTATTACGGACTGCTTGGTCTGGTCGGCTGCGCTTCCTTGGATGAGGTAGTTAAGGAGTTTGTACTCAAAGCTACGCATTCTTCCTTTAATGAGTTTAGACGGCTCAGTGTAATATACACGTCCACCCCAGGTACGAATAGGTTTTCCGGCATGGCCTCGCCGTTTAGTTGCTTTACTGAGGGCTGCAATACCGGGGAACGCACGGAAGTACGCGTCCAGTGTCCGTGCGGCGACAGGTATATCAACACCAAGCCCACTAGCAAGACCAGGAATGCCAGAGCCGTATATAATACGAAACGCCACAATTTTGACGGCCTTGCGTGCCAGTTGAAGTCTAGACTGTGCATAGATAATCTCCATTGCTAGGGCGTGTGGGTCAAGGCTTGGGTTTTTGATGTATGCTTGGAGCAGCACACCATCTTCGTAGTGCGCAGCTATGCGGATTTCCTGGCTGCTAAAGTCCCGCTTGAGCCATACGTGCCCCTCTTCGGGCAGCAGGTACTGTCGGCATAGAGGAAGCGGCGGCAGGCCCTCAGGAATTACCTGCTCAAACTCGTTGCTTATATTCATCAAGTAAGGGCGCGACCCTGACAGCCTACCCGTGCGAGTACCTACAGAACCACCACCTAGATCAGTACGTACCTGATTCCACGTAGTGTGCAGTCGGCTATCACTCCCAGAGTCCTGTTGCCAGGGTCGCATAAACGTCTGTAGACAGGTGGCTAGGGCACCCCGGTACCGTAGTAGATGTACGGTCTGGGGGCAGTTGACAGCCGCCTGGAGGTTATCCTTGCTGGTGCTGCGCCGCCCGGTGGGGGTACGCACCCACTCACCGATAAGGCCAGCAGTTTCAAGAGCATCAGCCATCTGCGTAGGGTTGGACCAATCTGTGCCAGTTCCCACCTTTATATCCAGGGCAAGGTCGCTCGCTCGCAAGGCATCCTCGTATATTACTAGGTCTACTTCTAACCGCTCCGTATTACACCGCACACCCTTCTTTTCACTGCGGTGCAGGATGGGCATGAGCTTCTGTTCTCGCCTGTAGGCGGGTTCCATAAGCTGTGCCACTATCTGTGGATACAGCTCCTGGTGTAGCGCGTAGGTCATGTCGACATCCTGGCGGGCGTACTTACTGACTAGGGGCACCGGGGCCTCGCAGATAAACCTGCCCCATTCCTTGTTATTCCCGCCCGGTACATTCGCACGTATCCAAAGCTCAAGCTCATCGCGCTCTGCTAAGTCCCAGCCTAGTATCTTGGCTGCGTTGGGCTTCAGCTTTAGGTTCGTGCTGTAGGGGTCGTACAGGAATATGCTGTACATGGTGTCGTGTATGCGCAGTGGGTCGGGCATGGGGAGGTCAAACCAGTGGCAAGCGACAGCCATGTCAAACTTGGCGTGGTGACAAAGGATAGGCTCATCACTGCTAAATATAGCAGCAACTCTGAATTTCATTTCTTCCCAATTAGTGACGTACTGGCTGTTCTTGTCATTATATTTCAGCGCCACGCCTACCGGCCGAGGAGGCCGGTAGGACGTGTTACCATCAATGGCTTCAGTCTCGAAGTCAATAGTCCACATTACGGAAGCAACTTGTTGAGTTGTACCTGTAAGTGGATGGCGTCACGCATGGTAAGCGACACCTTTCTACCCGACGCCACCATAAAGCTGATGCTTAGTTCCATTTCTGCCCTAGTGCGCCGGGTCTTGCCTGTACCGTTGGATGCAGTGCCGTCTTTTTTCCACAGGGCGCTTATCCGTGCCTGTGCTTCTACATCCTTGCAGTTAGCCTTCAGCTTGTACGTCCTGGGCCGACTCTTTTCGCTTTCCAGCAAGCCAGCGCGGTCCAATATAGAAGTGGCGTTGCCCGCTTTTTTCAGGTCAATGCGCAGTTTCTTGCCGTACCGTTTGTGAAAATCTTGGGTGGTGAAAGAGGTGGCTGGCCCTGTGGCCCGGAATATTTTGTAGACTTCTATTATGTAGCTCATCGCTACCTCCTAGTCCTAGCTATTAGAACCGCATATGCGGTATAAGTATTGTACGGGGGTCACGTATCAATGCAACCCCCGCACGCTACTTCAGTACTTGTCGCTGTCGGCTGGTGCCTCCCCCTCTTCAGCCTTGGCATCGTAGGGTGCCAGCAGAGCAGGGAGTACCGCCTGCCGCTTGGCATCCAGCGCCCCCAAGAGTTCTGTCGGCATGGGTGCCACGAAATTAAAACTGACCTCAAGCTGCCACTTTGTATGAGGTTTTACACTGATGTTGGCCGCGACCGCCCACGGTGGCCGCTTGTACTTCGCTCCCACCATGTTTACGAAGTTCCCCCAGTTGCGCACGCTGGTCACCGGGATCTTTGCCAGGGCTATTTCTGCCCCTTGTATACTCCCCGGTGTCATTTCCTTGTTGTACGGTATCAGGGCCAACCGGCGTATTTCCTTGCACGCCTTTCCTTTGCTCCCAGGGCGGGACTTATCGCTACCCCACTCGTTCTGCTTACACCCCTTGCAGGCGTCGTTTTCCGGGTGGGTTACGTTTTCGTGGGGGGACATCACAGGAGCTTTCCCTTCCAGCGCCAGCCCGATAGCAAAGCAGTCCGGGCTGTCAATGTTGTCCGGGTCCCAAGCTCCCTTGTACAACCGATTCTCAAAGGCGCTGGCAACAATGATACAGTCCATGTTGTTGTCAGGTACCTCGTTTCCCTCGTAGCTGAGTATGCCACTACGGAAACTCAGGATGCCCACGCTGGGCCGTTCCACTGCGGCCACATCCTTGGCCTCTTGCATCATCTTGGCTTCCCAATCTACCAAGGCTGTGCCCTCGGGGGCACTGTCCTGCTCTTCCAGCTCGTCTTCGCTGTACTTTTCATCAGTATTTTGCTTTTTAGCCATAGTCCTAGTCCTTGCTATTTGTGCTTAGTGACGCTTAGACTTTCAACAGGGTAAGCGCCGACCCCTGGTATTTGTTCACCTGCGTCCCACCGCTCCTTGACTGCAACGGTGCCCAGACGTTTGTGCAATAACTCCCACGCCTTATTCTCGTAGATGTAAGCGTATATCTCATCCCAGTCATCAGCCTGTGGCTCGTCCTTTACCACACGCTCAAAGTTGTGGGTTGCTCCACCTATGACGGGTACGTCTTGGTCACACAATTCCTGGAGTATTTCTTCCTTGTATTTGTTTTCAATTTTCTTGGTAGACTCGGCTACCTTTTCTTGGTCTAGTCGCAGCTTGCGCGTCGTTTGATACATATCGCACAGCTTGCTTAATTCACTTAGTTCCATGTTTCACCTCGTATGTGCTGGCGCACCCCCATAGTATATGCGTGAACTTAGTCCACTGCAACCGGAATATCCTCAGGGGATGCGGCCAGTATAGCTTCAACATTTTCCCAAATTTGTTCAGCCATCACTTTTTTGTTGCTGAGAAGATCTGGGTTTGCATACATTCCAGATGCGACGTGCGCCGCCAGAAAATGTTTGTATTTGATGCCAATACACTGCTCATCTGCAGGAACTGGATGTACTTGATACTCTCCAACTTCTTTACCCACTTCTCCTCCTCTTAATGAATTGGTTGTCGCAAGAGGTAGCCTAGCTCCACGCCTTCATCAGCTTGCTCTTTGGTGAGGTCACCTAGCGGGAAACTGTTGCACACCTTTCCGCTATACACCTCTTTCTTTTCGAGGTTCCAAGACAGGTACTCATCCAGCGTATGGCCGTCACGCGTTAAACACTTGTCCCAGTATTCATCCATCACTTGTGTGTATGACTTGCTCATTAAACACCTCGGTCAATGCTTTGTCTAGCTCGATGTAGCTCAATATATGAGCTATATCAGGCTGGGATTCGCCTAAAGCTATAGAACGCAAGCGGGCGCGGTCTAGGCGAACGCTGGTGCCCGTGCGTAGTAGAGATAGATTAGAGACTATTCGTCCCATTTGATTGGCGGTAACTGCCAGGGGCCGGTCTTTGACCCGGCTGATGGCAGCCACAAGCCCGTAGGCGGCTTCATACATAGGGGTATAGGGCATGGTGCCATGCTACCATTGTCGGTAGTCAGTGCAAGCGTGGTTTTGTGAACATAAAAAACGAATCCCCATTGGGATGGTCCTAGCGCCGCCTAGTTGGGGTCAGCGTGCCAGTGTACCGTAGGATTCGGTAACTGAGTTACCAGCTACAGGGTATTATACCGGAGACTTGGGTCAATTGCAACCCCTGAAAACAAAGCCCCCGATAAGGGGGCTCGTCCAGGACCGAGGTGAACGTATCCCTAGTGACACCGGAAGCGGGGCACATGGGGTCACTATACCACAGACCGCTTGTCTGAGGCAAGCGGTTACGTTATACTATTTAACTTACTAGCGAGGTGGCGGCGTGGATAAAGACGATACCCCTGACTCACCCCCTGAGTCAGAAAAACCTAAACTAAGATTCAGCACCGTCCCTTCTGACGGCAAGCTACCCAACCACTTCAATCACGCACAAGAGTATCTCGCCAAGCGAGGTATTGATCAGGCGTTGTGTGATAAGCTAGGCTTTAAGATCATGCCAGCAGCGCAGTGGTTCACTGAGACCTACCCTGGTAGTAAGAGCAAAGATGTACGTATCTCTATTGTATTCCCACATCTTAACTATAAAGGAGAGGATACAGGATGGAACAGCGTAAAATTCATCCGCACACGCACGCAGGGGGCGACATTCGTACAGGACTCACGGCCGACGCGGAGCAGCAAGAAGGGGGAGTTGATACACGCCTACTTATGTCCGCTGAAGAATTGGCGCAATTTGCAGAAGGGTCAGAGGATATATATCTGCGAATCTGTAATCAAAGCAGTGAATGTCGCACTATTAGGATTCCACGCAGTTGGTTTGAACGGGGTAGCAGCATTTGCCTCTGCAAAGAAGGGTGTGGACCTACTAACCGAGATTAAAGACCTGCCCTGGCAGCGGTTAGAACTTCAACCTGTCATTATGTATGACAGCGACCACGAAAAGTACGACATAACCCGCGCCTACGAAACCCTCGCCAACAAGTTAGTCAACCTTTGTAAGTCCCCCCTCCCCGTCTACCTCCCCCTACAGAAGCGTGAAGATGGTGAAGACTGGGGCTTTGACGATGCCCGACACCAATTAGGTGACAAATGGGCACTTGAATTCCTTTCTGGCGAGGGTGGGGTAATCCCACTAGACCCTATACGACAGGCTCTACACGACACTAACGATATGTTTATCGTTGTTAGGGGCGTAAGCGCGATTGTAGAACTCAAGACTGGCAACATTATGACAGAGTCCAAGTTTAGGACAGTCAACTATGCCAACAAAATTGAGTGGACTGATGACGGTAAGGCGATACAAATCGCTAAGAGTTGGCTACAGTGGAAAGATAGGCACGAGTGTGAAGGCATAGAGTATATGCCGGGTGGCGGACAAATCCACAATGACTCCTATAATGCTTGGAAAGGCATGGGTACTGAGCCTGTAAAGGGGGATGTTACTCCGTGGCTAGACATTATCAACAATAATATACGCTCAGAGAAAGAGCGTAAGTACCTAATTCAATGGTGTGCATATCCTGTGCAGAACCTGGGGGCAAAGTTGCACACTTCAGTTGTGCTGGTGGGTGTTCAAGGCATAGGTAAATCACTACTTGCCAGGTCACTGGGCATGGTATACGGGAATAATAATTATAAAGAAGTGGATAGAGGGGATATAACTGGCTCATTTAACGCATTCTGGACCCAGAGTCAGCTAGTTGTAGTGGAGGAAATGCGGGGGGAACATAAAACCGCAGACAAAGCCTTCATGGGTAGATTGAAAAAGATAATCACTAGTGACCAATATATAGTGAAGAAGAAACATGTTCAAGAATATAATATCACAAACCACGTTAATTTCCTCTTTACAACCAACGACGCAGACTCATTTTCCTTCGAAGGAGATGACCGACGCTTCTTTGTGGCTCATTTTGAGCCTGTTGTGGATTACTACCGCGATACTGGCTACTGGAATCGCTTCGTGGCGTGGCTTAATGGCGATGGTGTTGCTGCCCTGCATCATTATCTGCTTAATGTGGACATGGAAGGCTTTGATCCTGGTGAGCCTGCACCTGAAACAGAATATAAAAAGGTGATGGAAGAGGCTGCGTACAGTGGTCCCGAGGCATGGATTAACTTGTTGCTTAGTGACGCTCGTGAAATGCTAGGTAGTGAACGCGCCCTGTGGAAAAGCCGTGAACTAGCAGAGGTGTACTACGAGGGGGATGTCCATAGCGGCCCCGCAGCCGCCAAAGCATTCAGCAACTATATGCTCAACCGTGGGTTTGTGATGGCAAACACTAACACGAACATCGGTAATCGTAAGATGGGAAAGGCTAAATACTGGATAGTACAGGACCGTGATAACCCGCTGTGGCACGATCATGGGTACTGCGTGGTACACCTCTTAGAGCATTTGGCTGAGCTTGCTCCTGATTCTAAGTATTAAGATTCACCGTCGACTGCGACCTATATAGGCAAAAAAGAACCCCTGTCAAGTCAAGGGGTTCAGGGGTGGTGGGCGTTTGCGTCTTCTTATTCTGCGTATGTACGCTACGCTCTTATCCTAACCTCACACTGGTGTGCTCTTCACCGCAGTGCGGGCACAGGTACGTTAGCTCATCTTCCCCTTGCATACCCTCTTCAATATTTAACACCTTAACTGACTGTTCACGTATAAGTTCACGCCTGCACGGTTGGTACAGGCGAATGGGGTTGATACTCTTCCAATATTGGTTAGGGTTAATCACGCGCTTTGGCCCTGGCTTCGTTAGCTGACCGTCGGGCAGCCTTGGCCTGATGGCATTGCTGACCCACGCTGTACGCGCCCTTATGATTGGAGATGGGGCCGTACCAGCAGGTCACCGTGGTGGGGTCATACAAGCGCACTAGTCGCATACAATCCTCATCCAACAGCGCCCTAGTTTCAGCGGCGCTTTGCCCTTCAATACTGTTGGGGGCGATGTCCTTCATGTAGTGCCGGAAGTAGCCCTGTAGGTGACAGCAGCGCCCGCTGTGATAAAGCGCCAGCGCGATAGCCTTGCGTTGACGCTCATCCATGTGGGCGTACAATTCGTCCACCTTGGCCTGGATTTTGGGGTAGTTGGTTGATCGCCCGTTGTGAGCCATGTAGTACGTGATGTACTTGTGAGATGTCATTTTGGACATAACCTTTGACCTATGTGATGGCATTAGTGCCAAGGGTAGTATGCGCTTGATCGCTATGAACTACAAGGGGCCGTCCGTGGCCCCAGGTAGGTCAGTGCCAGGGACTCGCTTCGTGGTGGTCCACATCAGCCTGTATGTTGGCCCCCATTTCATCCCAGTCGTTGCCGTAGTCCTTTTGCAGCAAGGCAAATCCAGCTTGCCGTCCCAATACGTAGGACTCAACGCACAGGGCGCACAGCCCCATGTCTTCAGTATCAGCAATGTGTAGTTCGTACACGTTACCGATGCTAGTCTGTGTGTCCACAACCTGTATGGTTGAAGGGACTTCATGCAGCATCTTCAGGACCCTTTGTGCGCCCTGTGCTGCCTCTTCAGTCACCAATGTAGTTAGATGTTTCATCATGTCGTCCTCGTTACGGCTGCATTGCCGCACCCCTATGGTACCGCTGACCGTTGGTCCAGGCAAGCTGGGTGCGGTCACAGGGTGGGCTGACCACCCTGGTTGCCCTGCGCCTATATACAATGCCAGAACTAGGTGCCCTGACCGCTTGCAAGTCGTGGTGATCGGGCGCATACTTAACCCTGGCAACAACGCCAACATAGGAAATCAGGAAAATGACACACACTGAACTTAATGACCTACTTAGCCCCATACTTGATGATGTGGGTTTGCAGAACGTGCTTGATTCCGTTGCCGCCTACTGCGCTACCGCAGCCACCGGCCACGAAGAACAGGCAATTGAGGAAATGGCAACTGGGAACAATGACGTAGCCCAAAGCTGTGACACCTACGCTGAAGACTGGCATGAGTGCGGTCGGGCAGTTAGCTTGGCTAGCGATGAACCAATGGTTGTTGAAAACAGCCGGGGCTACGCGAACTTGTATAAGCTGAACATGGAGGAAGGGAAATGACTATCGAAGAACGTGAAAACTTACTGCGCAAGATTCGGGCCTGCTACGCCAGGGCCGATGAAAGCCGCAACGAAAATGAGCATGAACGGGCCACAGCCCTGCGCCAAGCGAACGCAATGGTTGAAAAGTTTGCGGTGACTGCCGCAGAATTGGACAGCGATGAGCTTGGCCCAATGGGACAGAATGACGTGCCGGTGGGCATGACCATTTGGAAGCAAAGCCTGTACTTTGTCCTTGGCCCCCTGTACGGGTGCGAAGTGTTGTGGAACAGGCGCGGCACCATGTACGTCATGGGGCGGCAGTCCTACCGCAACGTGGTTGAGGATATGGCTGGCTACGTGATAACCAGCATTGAGCGTGAAGCCAAGGCACAAGCCCGCGGGGACAAGACTTACCTCAACGGTTTTCGCAAGTGGGCTGTTGAAGGCGTGCGGGCCAATGTAAATGATATACTGCAAGCCCGCAAGGACGCCGCCGCCACCCTGGGAACGGGGTCCAAGGCGCTGGTGTTGGTTGACCACTTTAAGGGCCAGCTTGAAGACGCCAGCAAGTACATGAATGACACTCACCGTGTGTCCACCGGCAAGGCGCGGGCCATGCCACGAGGTGGAATGGAAGGCTACGAAGCTGGCCGGGGCATTGGCCTGAACGACCAAATGGGTACCACACGTGTGAAGCCAGCGGGGGTGCTGAAATGAGCAGGTTTACAGCGACAACTAGGCCAGCCGACTTACTGTTTGGCGATGACCGTGTGAGGGCCATCAACAGCGACCGCTGTGTGCCTGAACCTATTGGCTGCGGTGGCTACGCGCATTTTGAAGAAATGACTGAAGTGGAGCTCAAGGAGTATCCTATCAGCGGCTTGTGTGTGAAGTGCCAGCGTAACTTCTTTGGAGGTGGCTATGAATATTAAAGACACAAAGCGATTCATACTGGCTGGGAATGCGACTATTACGGTGAAGTCCCTGGCTACAGAACGCAGGTACACTTTCAAGATTACGCGCACCAAGTTTGACGATAATGCGTATTTCATAGCCCTGCTTGGGGGGCCTGACAACAACGTGGACTATCGGTACATGGGCATGATGTACGCCACCGCTGATGATCCCTGGTACTGTCGGCTAACCGCTAAGTCCCCTGTGGGGGCAGCGACGACTGCATGGCAGGCATGGAACTGGTTCATGCGTGGCGTTGACTACGGCTACGGTTTGGAAGCCTGCGACTGGTGGCATGAAGGTGCCTGCGGCGCGTGTGGCCGGAAACTCACCGTGCCTGAAAGTATTGACATGGGGCTGGGACCAGTCTGTGCAGGGCGTGTGTGATGTACATACCTGTAGAACTTGTGATTATCCTAGCCGTGATATTCATTGTTTTGGCATTGTGTGGGAGTCCTAAATGACTAAATTCTGGATTGTTATCTTAGGGGTTGCGTGTATCGTCTTATGGTCGCTGGGGGCCGGGGCGCATTATCATGATGGTGGGCGAATAGGGTCGACGTATGGTATTTGGATTGGCGAAGTGTATCACATCTGTACTTATGTGACGCCTATTCAGGTACACTGCGTACCGGGCTGAATACCCCCTGTTTTTTGTGCGATGCAGCACGTTTTGGTGACTAGGGCGGCGTGGGTACACTCGCAAGTGTACCCACGCTTGGCTGAATACCCCCGCAAAGCTAGGTCCCACGCGACTGGGTACACAGGGTATTCTGGGTATTCTTAAAACAAAATATTGATAACACAGTAAATACGTCCTAATCATCACTATATGCTGTATATAAATAAACTGTTTCGCAAGTGTACCCAATACCCACGAATACCCACCCCCTTGTGACTGCCCCCCATATACCGGGGATTTGGGGACGACCAGCGACATAACTTAGTGCGTTTGATTTCCGTGAGCATAGACGACTGTCGTCCTACTCTTCCCCCCTGAGACGGATGATCAGGATCAAGATCGGGATCACGATCCTGATCGTCTTCAGGATCGTGATCGACGTATTACTATATGATGACAATCCCTTCGTCGGGACGACGCGCCAGCGGCGCGACGACCCGTTGAGCGAGCGCAGCGAGCGAGGCGCGCAATATGGCGCGCACCTTTCGCCCGGTAAGGGCGCACGAGCGACAGCGAGTATGTGCGCAATATTGCGCACACCTTGTCACTTCTGTTGTTGCTTTTTTGCGAACATATGTGAGCACATTGACGCCGTGCCGAGCGAAGCGAGGCCCAGGCGAAAAAAATTTTAGAGTACTGTATAAATGCACAGTTGTACCAGATGCTGGATTGTGGTTTAATGTTTATGGGCGCTGATGCCCAACACATAGGAAGCAAGAAAATGGCACAAGCCAAGAAAGCACCGAAGCCGGAGTACTTGACGCTTGACAAGGGCAAGCCGTACAACCCGCGCACGGACCATACCGACAAGGGGTGGGCCAGCCTGAAGCGGTGCATAGAACAGGGCTACACCTACGCTGCCCTGCGAAGCAAGAAGGATACGCCGATTACCGGCAACAACCACAATCACCAGTTTGCCGCGTACTGCGTGCGCCGGCATTGGGTGAAGGTGACAACCACGGCCCCGGCGAACGCCAAGGGCTAACAGGAGGGGAAGGGCGCAAGGATGCGCCCAAACCCCGCCCCCCTGCCGATGTAGACTATCCGCGGTTGGTAGTTGAGTAGTTTATGAAACCACCAACACGTGAGCGCCGCCGGGCGCAACACCCACGAGCGTTAAGCGAGTACGTTGCTCCTTCCTTTCCGCGGTTCAGTTGGCACGTTGGTTGGCGAGGCCCTTGTACCCCCGGAGGGGGATGCACTAGGCCCCCCGGGGGGGTACTCCCCCCAAAACTTTCCCTGCGCAGATACAGGAGCACAGGACATGGAGATGATATTCCTGATAATCGGTGATGTGTACCAGGGCTTGCATTCGTACAACCCTACGTGCTAGTATCATGCGCATGCTCATGAGCACAAACTATGCACGAGGAGGTCAGGAGCTACCCCCAGCTCCTGACCTCTACGCATATGACTGACATTACCCAAGCTACCTTTCGGTCAAACCGCCCAAGCTCCGTACGAAGCAATAAGGCGAATAACAAGACACCGCCTCCCCAGATTCGAGATAACCGCAGACCTCCAAGACCAGATCCCAGAGGCAGGAGACCACTATCCCCATGAAAATGGAATACAAAAAGATGGACTATAAGAAGGGGTCAAGGCATGATGACGTCAGCAATGCGTACTCGGCGTGTGCTACGTGCTACCACTCCAAGGACCGAACTGGAACGTTATGCTGCACGCACCCCGACAAGTCTAAACTCAAGGTCTACTGCATGGCGAACAATGGAAGCGAGGAGCACTCCAGGGATATGTGCGACTCAACGAATTTCCAGGTAGATGCGAAGGAGTGGTGCGCGAGCTACAAGGCTGCGGACGCCCCCGAAGCTCCCGAGTACGAGAATATGTACGAGGCCATGGAATCGGCCTACGAGCAGCATTCACCGACTCCGCACGCTGAGTACGGGACTGGAGGAACTGCGAGCGGTACGGGCGCTGGCGGAGCTAGCTAGTGCCAGATACCACGACCAAGATAGAGTACCTCACTGAAGAGGAACTATTAGCCAGTGACGAGCAAGCATTGGCCCGTATCTCCGACGCTCCCAAGAACGTACTGCAATTCACCAGAAGCACAAAGGTTACGCGACAAGAAGTTGTCAATGCGTTTACGAACGCATTCCAGATGATTGGGGGTGTTGACCGGTTGGCGCTGTGGGCAGACCAAAACCCGAGTGAGTTCTACAGATTGTACGGGAAACTTCTCCCGCCCTCCAACGCTGATATCTTGGACGGCAACCGTGAGTTTATTGTGCGCCACATCCTCCCCCGGCCACAGATTACAGATGCGCAGCACACAGCCATAGAAGGGGAGTTTACAGAACAATGAATGAAAAGAGCGCCCTACGAAAAGCGATAGAAGCGGCAATCGCGGCTGTGGGCAAAATTGCGAACAAGGACGCCACGGTACAGGGGATGCAATATGAGGATAGTCCTAAGCGACCACTGCACCCGAAGAAAAAGAAAGATAAGTCCATGTCTGAATACGGGTACACCCGTGAGCACAAAAAGGCAATGGAAGATGCCGGGGTGTTGTAGTGCCCGAAGTAACGGTAGCGTATGACCCCCGCCCTATTTTCATGCCGTTCCACACGCGGACTCAGCGGTGGGCAGTCGTGGTGGCGCATAGACGATGTGGTAAGACTGTTGCCACCATTAACGATATCGTAAGCCACGCGCTATATACGGAAAAGAAAAGAGCAAGGTTTGGTTATATCGCCCCTTACTATAGCCAAGCAAAACAGATTGCCTGGGACTACCTCGTTGAGTATACGAAAGAAATCGCCACCAAGGTCTCAATATCCAGCCTTTCCGTTGACCTATTCAACGGTGCGAGAATTACCCTCTACGGTGCCGATAATCCCGATGCTTTCCGCGGGTTGTATTTTGACGGTGTGGTTATCGACGAGTACGGCGATTGCCGCCCCAACCTGTGGACGGAGATTATCCGGCCCGCTCTGGCAGATAGACGTGGCTGGGCCACGTTCATTGGCACGCCCAACGGTCTGAACCACTTTTACGATATCTGGAATTTTGCCCTGGCCCACCCCGATAGGTGGTACACGGAAGCACTGCCTCAGAGCAAGACCAACATTCTCGACGCGGACGAAGTCGAAGAAATGCGGTCAATGATGGATGAAGATGAATTTGACCAAGAGATCGAATGTAGCTTTATGGCAGCTACTCGTGGAGCCTATTATTCACGGGAACTCAAGAATGCTGTTATTGGCTCTTATCCTGTGGATCCCAGTCGGCCTTGTCATTATGTGTTTGATCTCGGTTATACTGATAGCACGGCTATTTGGCGCTGGCAAGAGTACCCCGACGCCATTGAACTCAGCTTGAGTTATGAACAAGATTCCCGGCCTATTCAGTATTACATTGACTGGCTGCACTCTCAGCGGACAGCCGGTATTACGCCTGGAGAGGTGTGGCTGCCCCATGACGCGCTCGCCAAAACACTCCAGACTGGTAGAAGTATTGTCGAGCAGTTCCTCTCGGGTGGGATTCGGCCTAAAGTTGTCGCGAAACTTGATTTGCTGGACGGAATACAAGCGGCAAGGCAGATTTTCCCAAAGCTAGCATTTGACGCGGAAGGATGTAAGGATGGCCTACTCGCATTGCGTTCGTACAAGCGCACTTGGAATCCAGACCGCAATGAATACAGCGCCAAGCCATTACATGACTGGTCTAGCAATTTTGCTGACTCTTTCCGCTATTTCGCATTAGTTGCTGGACTTGAAGATCCAAGTAAAACTGCTTTAATCCCGGCACAGCCTTTTGCTCGTCCTTTATACGGGTTTACATTAGATGAGGCTTGGGAGTGTGGGCCGTCGGGAAGGGACTCCTGGCACTAATGGCTAGTTCATTTAAAAACCTCATTAGACCTTCAGGTCTTTGGGCGGCGGAGCTTACGGGCAGATTAAAAACATTAGAGGACATTGTTGACCTCCGCCAAGGGCGCTTAGGTGCGCTAGTTTTTGGTTCATCAAATCAATCGATAGCGAACAGCAGCAATACGATTCTCGATGGTTGGGACACGGTCGTCTACGATGACCTGGGATTTTTCAATGAGTTCGAGCCGGATATTTTTACAATTCCTGTTACGGATCCCGTTATTGAGCGCGTGCAGTTGTATTTTCAATATAGCTGGCAACCGGATGCGAGTGGTCGGCGTACTTGGTTTCTGGAGCAGACCGATAGCGGCGGTGTACGCGGTGGTATCGCGAGTAACGGTATGCAGCCCCAAGCGGCTGTGTCGCTCGCCGATCAAGCGTATTCGATGCCCATTGAGTGCGTACCGGGCGACTATTTCAGGATAATCGCGTCACAGGACAGCGGGGATGCACTGCTTCTTTCACTGTTGGGCTTTGGAATAACGGTTGCAAAATGATTAGGTATTTAGGGAGCTAAAATGGCTACTGACTCGAAAACAGAACAGACCCTGGGTGCCAGCGATAACAGGACCAACAATGACGCTGGCGAAGCGAAGTTAGGGGCTGAATTTGGCAGACCCAAATATGATTTTGAGTACTGGAAAGACCAGATTTCTATTGCGCAAAAAGCAGTAGAGAAATTCCACGAGCGTGGGCGCAAAACTCTTCGCCGTTATGTCGACGAACGGGAAGCTAACGACGAGCAGTCCAGAAAGTATAACCTTTTCTGGGCGAATACGGGCGTGCTTATGTCCGCCCTTTACGCGAATCCACCGAGTCCTACCGTTAAGCGCACATGGGACGATTATACCGACGATATTGGCCGGGTGGCTGCTGAAATCCTGGAGCGTTTGCTTAACCAGGGTCTACAGCGCCCCCGTGGTGATATGGACGCCGCGTTTTCTTACGCCATGGAAGACCGGCTTGTACCGGGACTCGGACAAGTCTGGATTAGGTACAATGTAGAGACTAAAGAACAGACGGTGCCCGGTACTACGATAAAGTACGAGCAAATCATTAACGAAGAGGCGGTAACGGACTGGATTTACTGGGAAGATTTTCTATGGTCCCCTTGCCGTGTGTGGGAAGAGTGCCGGTGGGTGGGTCGTCTTGCGCACATGACCAAGGAAGCGGCGAAAAAGAGATTTGGGGCTAAAGCGGAGCTCTTATCGTACACGGACAAGTTCGAAAATGTCGACCGCGTGGGTGCGCAGCGCGTAACTCCGGAAATACGCCCCGAAGCCACTGCTGACGTCTGGGAAATCTGGAGTAAGACGAATAAAATGGTCTATTGGGTTGCCACAACCGATATTGAGCGCCTTTTGGACAAAAAAGAAGACCCAATGGAGATTGATGGCTTTTTTCCATGCCCGAAGCCTCTCATGGGCACGCATACGACGTCGAACCTCTGCCCCCGCCCTGATTACTACATGGTCAAGGATCAGTATGAAGAAGTTGATACTCTTAATTCCCGGATCGGGTGGCTCACAAAGGCTTGTAAGGCTGCCGGCATCTATGATAAAACAGCGGAAGGTATTCAACGCCTATTTGAACAAGGTACTGAAAATAGCCTCATTCCAGTCGACAACTGGGCCATGTTTGCAGAGAAAGGTGGCGTCAGCGGCCAGATTGACTGGATCCCGATCGAGCAAATCGTAGCTACCATTACGTCTCTCAAGGAGTACAGGCAGGACTGTGTGTCCCAGATTTACGAGTTAACCGGCATATCTGACATTATGCGGGGCGCAACGAATGCGAGAGAGACCCTGGGGGCACAGCAGCTGAAGGCTCAGTACGGCAGTGTCAGACTCCAGTATCTCCAGGGTAAAACCGCTGAGTTTGTCACAGAGGCAATGCGGATCAAAGCTGACATTATCAGCAAGCACTGGCAGCCTGAGACTATCATTGAGAAGTCACTTATCTTGCAAACTCCTAAGGTGGACCACCAGAAGGTGCAGCCAGCGGTTGAAATGCTGAAGAACACGGATATTCGAAATATCCGTTTGGAGGTAGAAAGTGACAGTATGTCCATACCGGATTATGCGCTTGAACGCTCTAGTCGTATGGAGTACGTCACAGCAATGGGTCAGCTTATCTCCCAAAGCTGGCAGGCAATTCAGGCCGAGCCTAGGTTCGCGCCGCTTGTACTACAGACCCTCCAATGGGCTGCTGCCGGATTCAAGAATGCCCGAACGATGGAAGGGGTGCTCGACCAAGCGGTAGAGGAGACCCAGAAGGCTGTGGCGGAGAAAATGAACCAGCCGCCCCCGCCTGACCCAGAGATAGAGAAGATGCAAATGGAGATGCAGATGAAGCGGGAGGAGTCTCAGGCTAAGTTGCAGGCCAAGCAGATGGAAGGTCGTATTAAGGCAATGGAAGCGAAACTTGGTATGGAACAAGATCGGCAGCAACACAGCCAGGAAATGGCTCAGGACGAGGAGCGCCATATACAGGAAATGGACCAGACCCGGCAGCGTGGGGCAGTGGATAGGGAGGTGAGACGTGCGACGGCGTTACGTTCAACGTAAACAAGAGGACGGTACCTTTAAGTTAGAGGAGGTAGACGTCAACCACTTTGTACCCCGTAGGAACTTGTCCGACACCGATGCACTTATCAGTGATAGACACTACGACGGGATGCGTGCGACGGACGGCACTGATATTTCCTCACGTGCGAAGCACCGTGATTATATGCGAAGGAATTCTCTCACAACGGCTGACGATTTTACCGACCATTGGAAGACGTACCACCGAAAAGAAGAACTTAAAGACAATAAGCAACGTCGTGAAACTATAGAACGAACAATAGCGAGGTTAGACCCACCATGAGTGAGCAAAGTTTAAAAGAGTCATTGGAGGCCGCATTCGATGGAGATACTGAATCTGTTGATAGAGGTGCTGTGGAAGAGGCCGCTGGCGTGGTTGAAGAAACAGTGGCAGAGAATGAAGGCAGCACTGAAGAGACCGAAACTGCGTCTGCGGGAGAATCCTTACCAGATGAAGGGGACACCAGTACCGTCGATTCAGGAGCAGAAGAAGAATCACGAGAAGGCGATGAAGGCGCCGGTGCAGAAGGTAGAGCCGAGGGCGAAGAAGAGCCAGAAAAAGAAGAAAAAGCTGAGTTAGCTGCTCCCTATGGCTGGAAGCCAGCTATGCGGGAGAAGTACTGGGGTGAACTTCCTGACGAGGTAAAGGCTGAGGTAATACGCCGTGAGGTGGACATTGCCAAGGGAATGGAAATAGCCAAAGGTGCTCGTGACCTGGAAAAGGAGTTTAATTCTAGAGTAGCTCCTTATGCGGCTGAAATTGCCAGCCGAGGCGTGCAGCCGATGGACGCCTTTGAAAACTACTTGGCGACCGCCCACAACCTGCGCCACGCGAACGCTCCTGAGAAGGCCGCTCTTATAGCTGGAATCATCCAGCAGTATGGTGTGGATGTGGAGCAGTTGGATGGCATTCTTACAAAGCAGATTCAAGGTGCTCCTGCTTCTGGTGAGGGTAATCCCGACGTAGTTGCGGCCATCAACAAGGCTCTGGCTCCTGTCAATCAATTCATGAGCAGCTATCAGAATCAGCAGGTTACTCAAGCTGAGACTCAGCAGACTACTATAAACGATGAGATAGCTGCGTTTAAGGGAAAACCTGAAAACGAATTTTACATGGATGTAAAAGAAGACATGGCAAATTTGTTGGAAGCTGCTGCAATGCGGTCGCAAAATATGACTTTACAAGAGGCATACGACCGTGCTATATTATTGCACAGTGACATAGCACAGATCGTCTCAGAGCGCAGGCTGCAAAGCGAAGCGCGCAAGAAAGACGAGGCGGCTAAAGCGGCGAAAGCGAAGAGTGTGGGAGTTGTCAGTACGTCACCGGATCCCGGGCGTGAGGCAACAAAGTCCACATCACTCCGCGGAGCCTTGGAAGCCTCCTTTGATGCTAACGCCATGGACTAGTCTCCCGCTTGGGGAGTCTCTACAGCAAGGGGTTCACAGCCCAGCCCAGTAGAGGAAAACCGAGTAGGTATCCATCCATTTATTGGGAGACTTAACGTGGCATTTCCAAACGTATCCGATATCATCGCGACGACCATTGAGAGTCGTACGCGGCAAATCGCGGATAACGTCACCAAGAACAACGCGCTGCTCAAGCGCCTCGAAGACCGGGGCAATGTGAAGCCGTTTGGTGGCGGATCCATCATTTACCAAGAACTGAGCTTCGCCGAGAACTCCAATGCGGGGTGGTACAGCGGCTACGATCTCCTGCCCGTGGCAGCGCAGGACGTCATCAGCGCGGCCGAGTACAACATCCGGCAGCTCGCAACTCCGGTGGTCATGTCCGGTCTGGAAATGCTCCAGAATAATGGCCGCGAGCGCATGATTGACCTGATGGAAGGTCGATTGAGCGTGGCTGAGTCCACAATGGTGAACCAGCTTTCCGAAGGCGTGTATTCCGACGGCACCGGCGACGGTGGCAAACAGTTGGAAGGTCTGGACCTCGCGGTCCTCGAGAGCGGTGTGGGCACTTACGGTGGTATCGACCCCGGCTCCTTCGCTTTCTGGTCTTCGGGCAAGTTCGATTCGGCTGTGGTCAACAGTGGCAACCTCACGGCAGCCAACATCCAGAATCTCATGAACTTCGCATGGGCCAGTCTCGTCCGCGGTAGTGACCGCCCCGACCTGATTCCCATGGATTCTGGTTTCTGGAATATGTACATCGCCAGTCTGCAAAGCCTCCAGCGTTTCGCCGGCACCGAAGTCGGCAAGCTGGGCTTCCCGACCATCAAGTACATGGATGCCGACTGCGTCCTGGACGGTGGTATCGGCGGGTTCGCTCCGACGGACACGGCGTGGATGCTCAACACCAAGTACATCTTCCTGCGCCCGCACAGGGACCGGAATATGGTGGCCTTGATGCCGAGCAAGCGGTATGCCATCAACCAGGACGCTGAAGTGCAGATCCTGGGCTGGGCTGGAAATCTGACCTGCTCGGGTCGTCAATTTCAGGGTCGCCTCTTCGACCTGACTTAATCCAGGTGGTGGGTTGCTTCGGGTAGGGGTTCGCCCCTACCCACTTTTTTCAGGAGAAAACTTATGGCTTATAAATTAGCCAATCATCAAGCAGGCTTCCCCGCTCTGGATGACGTTCGCACTACTGCGGGAGTGCCCCCTGGCACTATCGTTCCAGTTATGGACTACGACCAGACCATCCCCAGGGGTGGTGAGGCTATTTACCTTGAGGCAGAGGGCGCGGCTATCGTTGTCGGGTCACTGGTGGAAGTTGACCATCTCGCTGGGTCTATTTTAGCTCCGGCAACGGGGGGCGTAGGCTCGGTTGCAGTGTCTCTCAACATCGTTCCGGACGAGTCATTCGCATGGTTCCTGATTACGGGAATTGCGGCGATCAAAGCTCCAAACGCAGCGACCCCCGGCGCAGCAGTCTTTTCGCTGGCGGCGGTGCCCGGTAGTGTGGACGACGCTGCGGTGAATGGTGAGCAGATTCTGAATGCGGAGTTCAACACCACTACAGGTACTCCGGCGACAGGTCTGGCCGAAGTCGAAATCAACCGCCCGTTCCATCAGGGACGTACGGACGTCTAAGGGTTAGCCCCTTTAGTGAGGTAAGACTATGGCAGCAACAGGAAAAGCAGGGTCAATTCATGACTCTGCGACTAGTCAGGCTACGGGAGCTTTGTGCAACGGAATCGGCATTGGTACGAATGCCGTGTACGACAGAGTAGATGTTGGCAATACCCCTCCCGACACAGGGGTTCAGGGTTTTGTTGATGGGGATCAACCTGCGGCAAATCGTATAGGAGCGGGGGCCGCCCCTATACTTGAGGATGTAGTGGAGGATGCCGACATCAAGTTCCACAAAGCCGACAATGAGTTGGCTGATGGGGCACAGGATGGTGCGACAGGGTTCTACAACCATACCGGCCAGACTATCAAGGTCGGCCAGTATGCGTGGCTTGTTGAGAACGCCTAATGGCATTAGGCATCCTTGCGTCGATGTTCGGAGGTGGTATTGCCGAGCCGATAAAAGCGGTCGGCAATATCATCGACGACCTCTTCACGAGTGATGAGGAACGCCTTGATAAGAAGGCAGTTCTTCTACGAATCGCTCAAAGGCCCGGATTCGTCCAAGCCGAAATCAACAAGGTTGAAGCCGCGCACCGAAGCATATGGGTTGCGGGCTGGAGGCCGTTCATTGGGTGGGTCTGCGGAGCCGCTCTTGCTTGGAACTACATTGTCCACCCTCTCGCTGTCTGGCTTCTTCTAGCTTTTGGAGACGGCACAGTTCTTGCTCCTCCGCAACTTTCACTTGGAGCGTTGATGCCTGTCGTACTTGGGCTTCTAGGTTTGGGGACTTTACGTACTGTTGAGAAGTCCTTGGGCAAGGCCAAGTAGGAGATTCAAATGAAAGAACTCTGGGAAAAGAAACCTGTTCGTTACGGCGTCTATGTGGCGGCGGCTATCGCTGTCCTTATAGTCGTGGCGCAGCTCAACGACTGGTTGAGACCTTTCGGTTGAAAACCACCATTACAGCCATCATCGGCCTGCTCGTCATAATGGGTGGCGTGTATGGGGCTAAGGTAACGCTCGACTCGGAGCACAAACTCCTCATCGCTCAGTCTGCGAAGGCACTTCAGTCAGGAGTTTCAGCGAATCAGTTGCAGATGATGCAATGGGAATACAAAGACATTATCGCCCGAGAGCAGGCTGGTAAGTCTCTCCCTGCTGATGCTGCTCGCAAGATTGTGCTCGAGTCACGCATTGCAGAGCTGGCTAAAAAGTGATATGTCGGACATTTGGCTGTTCCATGATCGTTTCCTGACCGACGAAGGCATCAGCGAAGGCTCGGACAGGTTCAGCTCGCTAACCGATGTTTCTGGTATTCCTCCAGGTGGTGGCGCTGCGAAAAACTTGCTGATTCTCGAATCCCGCGACTGGTGGCGCTTTACTTCTGCTGAATTCGGCCCACCGGGTCAGTGGACTCTGGAGAGCATGGAGCCTATTGATGGACGGGCCATCTACATCCTGCGCCGCAACGACCACAACCCCATTGTGAACAGTCCCGAGCAAGCTCGTATGGATTTGTTGCTTACCACCCAGGACGAGTGGGGCTAGGTAATGTCGCTCGCCTTTGTCAGCTCGCACACCAACGGTGGCGTTGATCTCACCGTAATAGCAGTCACCAGCATCCCCGCAGGCACTGACCGCCTCTATATAGCCACCGTCGGCACCAAGTCCGGCGGCGCTACGGTGGATAGCGTGGTCGGCGGCTCGCTCACCTGGAATCTCGTCAAGACCCAGTGCGGCGGGCGCAACCAGACCCGGATTACCACCTACTACGCTATCGGCTCGCCTGGCTCGTTTACCTGCACTTTCACTATGAGTGCCGAATCACAGGGCATCGCCGCCATAGTTGATGTCTACGACGGTGCTGATACAACCGCGTCCATCATCAACGGAGCAGGCGAGAATACCATCGGTCCGAATGACACAGGCTGCTCCGCTGGCTCGGACAACGGTTCACCTAACGTGCAGTTCACCGTTAGCACCCCGTCTACTTCGTTCGGCTACACGGTCAGCAACACTCGCAACAAGACCCTGACGCTCGATGGCGAATACACGCTGCGCGGAGCCGCGGTCGGAGGCTCCGGCGGCGGGCAGTCTAGAGTGGATGGTGCGGAGAACCCCACGCCCTCAGCCAGCGAATCTGCTGATCACTCTTGCGGCTCGACGGACTGGTGCATCCTCGGCATGGAGATTGTTGAGGCCAGTGCTGTTGCTGCTCCGTTCTTGCCCTTTTATCCGAAACGACCAAATGTACTTCTGAGGATGTAACGATGGGTAGAATAGTTTACCAAGATGTCGATTTAGTGCTCGTCTCAGATGCCTCACAGGACATCTGGTCAGTACAGGCTCACGCCAACCACCCCATTATCCTGCACGGGTTTGAGTTGACTAGCTCGGCAATAGTCGCAGATATGATTGAAATTAATCTGCACCGTATCACAGCGGTGGGGAGTGGGGGTGCTTCCTCTACTACCGAGGAACTTGCTGATGAGGAATTTAGTGCGCACACCGCCACCGTAGTCTTCGAACTAACCACTCCAGGGACCAACGGTGGTAATTTGATGCGGTGGCAGTGGGAACAACTTGGCCCCGTCGGTCATGTATTCACTCCAGAAATGCGGCCAAAGGCAAAAGTTGGCGAGGGCTTTGCTTTGGGTATGTTCACGGCGGCGACGCCAACCCTTGCTGGCTGGCTTTGCTGGGAAGAACTGTAGAGGAAACTTAAATGGCATCTTACAACAAGTTTGAGACGTTCGTCGGCGACCTGGGGTTGAAGGTACACGAACTTAACGCTGATTTGCTCAAGGTTTATGCGAGCAATCTTTTACCGGATGCGGCGGCTGATTCCATCAAGACGGATTTGGCCGAAATCACGGCGCAAAACGGGTACCCCTCGGGAGGTTCTGACGTTCAGAATACTTTCTCTGAGGCGGGCGGCACCGGCACGTTGGTTGGACTCGACGTAACGTGGACTGCCTCCGCTGGCGGTTTCGGCCCTCTGCAGTATGTTATTCTCTACAACGATACTCCAGCAGGACCGGTCGACCCACTCATCTCTTGGTGGGATCATGGTAGCTCTGTATCCATTAACGAGGGCGAGTCCTTTACAGTGGACTTTGGAGCCAACATCTTTACAATAGTTTAAAAGGAGAAAAAAGATGGCAAGGCCAGCAAGTGTGGAACGTGCGCCTATTGAGGTGCGCGCGAAGCAGAAAATCAAAGAGTCTGAGCTTGAGGCTCGCTATACGGACTCGATCAAAAACAACAAGTCTTTGCAGGCTTGTTGTCGGGACGTTGGCGAGAGTACCGTTGCGCTCTTCAAAACCCACGAAGATGCGAAAGGTCCCGACCTCATGATCATCGAGTGCGACGTCTGCCACCGTAAGCAGTATCGCGCAGCAGTCGGCCCGGGTCGCGTCGGGGCTTAGTAACTAGGTGTGGATGGCTTTATCGGCGGAGTCTATAGAAGGCTCCGCCACCCTTCTACATACCACCTCAGGAGGCTGTTTACAGCCTTCTTGCTCGCTCCTGCGGCTATTGTTATTGGAGCAGAGGGTGGGTCATACGCGCACACAGGAACCGCAGCTAGCACTGAGCACCACTCTCTTATTAACGCGGAAGGTGGCACGTACTCGGTTAGTGGAACGGACGCTAACACTGAGCACCACTCCCTTATTGACGCGGAAGGTGGCACGTATGTCATCTCAGGAACAGACGCTAGCCTTGAGCATCACTCTCTTGTCGGAGCTGATGGTGGCTCATACGCCATCACAGGGACGGACGCTAATACTGAGCATCACTCGGTTATTGACGCCGCTGGTGGCTCGTATGCTATCACGGGTACAGACGCCAGCCTTGAACACCATTCGGCTCTCGATGCTGCGGGCGGTTCGTACGCAGTTACCGGCACAGCGGCTGATCTCTTACACCAAGCCCTTGTCGGAGCTGACGGAGGTTCGTATACAATTACTGGCGCTGATGCTGGGACGGCTATCAGCGTACTCATATCGGCAGATGGCGGCTCTTACGCCATCACTGGAACCGCAGCTAGCCTCGAACATCACTCCCTTATCAGCGCAGTTGGTGGTACGTACTCAGTATCAGGAACTGACGCCAACCTTGAACACCACAGAGTTATCTCTGCGGTTGGCGGCACGTATGCCATCACTGGCACAGATGCGAGCCTTGAGCACCACAGTCTCATCGATGCCGCAGGTGGCACGTATGCGATCACCGGCACTGACGCCAACACCGAACATAACAGTATCCTTGGCGCAGATAGTGGGTCGTATGCAATCAGCGGTACCGACATCCTTACGGCTGTCAGCGTACTCATATCGGCAGATGGCGGCTCGTACACTGTTACCGGCACGGCTGCGGCCCTTAGACACAATCGGGTTATCGGCGCAGATGGCGGTTCGTACTCAGTCACTGGCACCGCAGCCAACACCGAACATCACTCCGTACTTGGCGCAGACGGTGGCTCGTACTCCGTTACTGGTACCGCAGCCAATCTGGAGCATCACCTTGTTCTTGCAGCCGCAGGTGGCGCGTACTCAATCACTGGTACGGCTGCTAACACTGAGCACCACTCAGTTCTTAGTGCTGCTGGCGGCACGTATGCGATTACTGGTACAGACGCCGACCTTACAGTTAGCTTTGAAGATACCATATCGGCGGAGGGTGGGTCTTACGTTATCTCTGGTACAGCCGCTGACCTCATTGCCACGGGAGGCGTGGGGGACAACATCCACTTGGCTGGCACGCTGGTCACTGGAGAAGGTGTTGTGGGTACAGAAGTGCTATTCGTCCCGTCCAGTCCTTTGCCCGCAGATGTTGTGTATATTGCGGGCAGCGCGCATACTAACGCAGGACTACTCTACGTTGTCATCGAGGATGGCTTAATGGATCGCGTGTTTATTCGAGGAATAGCGCATAGGCCAGACGGAGTGAGGATAATAGAGAATACCTTGGCCGGTGACCATGTCATTGGTGGATGGCAGGTGACAAACCTGGGAGCTCAAAATGTCGAATACGATGTAGTTCCCCTAACCTTCTTTAATTGGGGTAGGGCTATTGATCCAGATAGTAAGATGCGCACTACCGCTCTCATCTGATGGCTAGCAAGATACTTGAAGGCATCGCACGTGACGGGGGCGGCCTGATGCACATTTTAGAGGAAGACTCGTGCGACACTTTCATCAACGGTATTCCTGTGACTAATTTAGGAGTGGTCTGCGTTGATAGTATCGCTGCCATTACACACAATTCAAGAGGACTTCCTTTTGTAGCCGACGTACTGGCTATTGAATTTGATTCGCCAGTACTCCATTTAAATGGCTGGCCTCTTACAGCGGCAGGTCGGATTGCTGTTGGCGCAGGGCCAGTTACTCAACAAACTAACACCATCCCGTTAAACTCTAACGGTGAAGTTGCCATTACAGAGTTAAGCCCCACCTAAACCTAAGAGGATAATAAAATGAGCGCACCCGCCAATGTGATGGATACCCGGTTTGTCGATGAGCCAAGTGCTACGAGCTCACAGATGTGGCGTTACGACGACCGACTGTTTGTAGTCTTCAGGTCACAGGTCGTGTTTGACCAGAACGCCAGCAACGAGGCAAAGCGGCCCATCTACAAGGACCAAGAGTGGATTACCATCCAGGCCCCCGGCAATAAGCTGAGCAAGGTTGACCGCCCTATTCGGGATCTTGACCTCAAGCGATTCGCCAGCCGGTATGACCTATTCAAGAGAGGCAAAACCGAGCAACAGGTAGGCACCCCCTTGAAACTGCTGCCGTGGATGCCGGAAGCAAGGGTTGAGGAGTATCAGCACTTCAAGATTCACACCGTGGAGCAGCTTGCCACGGCAGCCGATGCCATTGGGCAGAATTTCATGGGCTTCCAAACGGATAAGCAGAAGGCGCAGGACTACCTTGACGCCGCCAACCGAGGAGTCAACGCCCAAGAGCTGGAGGACAAGCTCTCCAGTCGTGACGAGGAAATTGAGCTCCTGAAAAAGCAGGTGGCGCTGATGATGTCGGGGCAGCCAGGGCCGCCCGAAGAGCCTGCACCTGAGATGGTGGAGGAGCCTAAGTCAGTGGGTATTGACGAAGAAGCCTAACCCATGATTATCCGTAAACTTAAACGGGGAGTGAGGCTAAAGGGGCTGTCCACTGAGATGTTATTTGCTGACTCTGTAGTGGAGAGGGCCTATGAAGAGTCTGGCGCTACTGAATTGGTGATCACATCTGGTGTTGACGGCACGCATAGTGCGAATAGTCTCCACTATAAAGGCTGTGCTATTGATTATCGCCGTTGGAGTTTGCGAGAGTATGATTCTGATGGTGAACTACTTTATGATAACGCTCCTGAGGTGTCCGCTAAAATCAAGAGTCGGTTGCGGGGTCAGTTTGATGTAGTGTTGGAGAAGACTCACCTGCACGTTGAGTTTGACCCTAAGGAGGCATAAGTGGCTTTTCAAATAACACGGGATGAGTCGTTACTGGATGTGGTCAATCGTACGTTGGCTGCGGTGGGATTTCCTAGCGTAACGGACGCGGTAGGTTCAAACGACCCCGCTGTGCAGCAGATGGTACAATCTGTAAATCAGGCAGGTACTGACTTGCTCGGTATGCACGACTGGCAGCAGATGCTCACCACGTTTTCTACAACCATTCAAGAAGAGTTTCCAGGTCAGAGTAGCATACTTGTGGATCTGCCTGAGGACTTCTTTGCCTTTAAGGATCAGAGTCAATGGAATGTATCACAACAGCTCCCTATGATTGGCCCCGTTCTGTCGCAGGATTGGCAGCGCGTTACCGTGCGGACAGCCGACTTTGTTACGAGGTTGCTCTGGCGAATAAAGGGCGGCAAGTGGGAGATAAAGTCCCCACCAGTCGAAGAACAGACCATTACGATGGAGTACATCAGCCAGGGCTGGGTAACAGACGCCGATACAGCTGACCTGTTCAAGAACCGCGCCACCAAGAACGGTGATGTTTTGTTGTTAGACAATTACCTGACCTATTACTTAGCGAAAGCTAAGTGGTTAGAGGTCAAGGGGTTTGACAGCGCCGCTGCTATGCGTGATTTCAACGTAGCTTTTGGACAACGATTCACAGTGGACCAGGGTGCCCCCGTGTTGTCGCTTATCAACCGCACGGGCTACCGTTACCTGGACTACTGGAACATACCTGACACAAACTATGGAGTATAGTCCTGAAGAGTTAGCTAGAAAGTTCCATGAAACTTACGAAAGACTCGCACCGGATTATGGTTACGTGACACGTCTTGATACACAGGCATTTGATACAGATTCTGCCAATGGTCGGTTGATGATTGCTGTTTGTAAGGAAATTTTATATGCCTCTTCAACCACTAGCTAGAAGTGCCAGGACCATAAGGTCTGGGCAGACTAATCTACAGCAACGGATTACGTCTGGCGCACCTATTCGTGGGCTTACTTCTCAAAAGTCTATTGCTGAGATGGACTATCAGGACGCTGTTCGGCTTGACAACTTCATCGTAAAGCCTTTTGGGGTTGAGTTACGGCACGGCTACATTCTTCATCAGAATACTTTTGAATTTCGTATTAACACCATTATTCCCTATCAAGCACGGGTACCGGCTGATGATCGTCTGTTTGGCGTTACCTATGAAGGAATTTATGACATAACTTCTCGTCAGGATAACGCTGTCAAGCCTACTCCTGACGTTACGTTCGCCACACAGACTCTTGATGTAACAGATCTATGGTCGTGGATTCCTTTCTCCAATCTTGGTGAAAACTTTGTTTGTGCAGTAAGTGACCTCAACGGTTATTTCACGTATGATGCGACTGGTGGTTGGATAAGTCGTAACGCAGGTATGAGTGGCCCCGTAGGTTTCGACCCCCTTGATCTTGACTACATCATGTCGTGGAAACGTAGACTGTGGTTTGTGCCGCAGTCTGGTACAAAGGCTTACTATCTACCTGTCAATCAGGTTGTAGGTGTAGTAGAAGAATTTGATTTTGGCCCGTATATGCGCCAGGGCGGTTCTATAAAGCAGTTAGTGTCCTGGACTCGCGACGGCGGTGACGGCATTGATGACTTCTTAATAGTGTTAGGGTCTCAGGGCGATGTAATTGTCTACCAGGGCACCGACCCTGCAAATGCCGACACCTTCGCAATGGTCGGTATTTGGGATCTTGGCAGTCTGCCCCTTGGGAGGCGGCTTGCTATTAAGTCTGGTGGTGATGTCAAGGTACTGTGTGAGGTGGGCCTCATTGACCTCAGCACACTGTTCCAGGGTGCGATAAACCTTGCATCAAAAGATTCATTGGGCTACCCAATCCAGACTGCTATCTCTAGTGTTGTTAATCGCACACTAAATACTGGACAGTGGGAGGTTCACTATTTTTCACCAGAAGAACTGTTTGTAGTTAAAGAACCGATCACTGTATTACTCACTGAGTCAAAAATGTGGGCAGCTAACGTACACTCTCGGGCTTGGGGTAACTTAAATGACCTTCCCCAGCAAACTCTGGGTATGTTTCAAGATCAGCTGTACGGCTCTGATTCTGTGGGTAACGTGTACCAGTTACTGACTGGCAACGTAGATAATTTAGATTTTGAAGGCTTCTCCAGTGAAATTACTGGTAGAATACAGACTGGCTTTTACAACTTCGGGACGGCTAAATTAAAGAAGTTCCATGTTATACAGCCTACGTTTCAATCCCTAGTTGCTCCTGCTCTTCAGGTACAGATGTACACGGAGTTTAATTTTGATGCCCTTTCAGGTTCGCCAGGGTTTGGCGCACCGACACAAGGTGCTCAATGGGATATTGATAAATGGGACATAGCAGTCTGGGCAGGGCTAGCGAACACGTTTCAAGTATGGGCAGGCGTACAGGGCATCGGATTCTTTGGTTCACTGGCTATGAATGTACGCGGCGTAGGTGGTACGATCTTTACGCATTGGTCCCTTGCTTTTGAGGAAGGGGGCTTCGTGTGATTGTTACTAGCGGCAGACATTTCATGCACAAGTGGCTCAATGAGCGTGTCACCGTGTCATTCTCTGCCGATTTTCGGGCTATAGGATGGACAGAGCGCGGTATGCTGAAGGCTGTGGTGGGGTATACTGACGTTCATGGTAAGACCGCGCAAATCCACGTTGCCGCGGAAGGAAAATACTGGATGCGTCGTGAGTTTCTATGGTTTACTTTTTATTATCCTTTTGTCCAGCTTAATCTTACTTGGCTAATCGGAATAGTGAATGCCAACAACGCCACTGCCGTGAAAATGGACACTAACATAGGCTTTGAAGAGTTTGCACGTATACCCGACGGCTATGCTGACGGGGAAGATCTTATTATGCTGCGCCTACATCGTGATTCATCGCGTGTGCAGAAGTGGCTCAGCTTAGGAGAACGTTATGGGAAAAGCATCGCCGCCGCCTCCGCCTGACTATAAGGGTGCTGCTGAAGCGCAGGCAGAGTCTTCGCAAGAGGCTGCTAATCAACAGATGTACTATAACCGACCGGAGCAAGTTACTCCGTTTGGTAGTCAGCTGTGGAGCTACGGCACCACTACAGATCCCACTAGCGGTAAGGAGTATACCACCTCCAAACAGACAACCACGGTAGCGCCAGAAGCGCAGCGTGCCCTGAATGCCCAGCTGAATATTCAGAGTGGCCGCAGCGAGTTTGCTCAAGATATGCTGGGCCGCGTTGAAGAAGGGACAAAGGAAGCCTTTGATTTCGATCAGTACGGCCAGTATCAAGGTTTGCAAGGCACCCGTGACCCGCAGGCACCGGGGGCCTATCGGGACGAAGCTTTCACTAATATGCAGAACATGGCCTCCCCTCAGCGTGCCCAAGACCGCGCTCGTGTGGAGACGCAGCTTGCGAACCAAGGCATCGTGCAGGGCAGCGAGGCATACAGAAATGCGATGCGTCAGCTTAGTGACCAGGAGTCCAGGCAGGAGATGGGTTTCATGACCCAGGCTGGGGCTGAGGGGCAGCGTGTACAGCAGATGCAGGGTGCAGAGCAGGGCATGGATGTGACAGGTGCCAGCTATGCGAATAACCTGCGCCAGATGCAAATTGCCGAAGGGTTACAGGAGAGAAATCTGCCGCTTAATGAGTTGAATGCTTTGTTGACTGGACAGCAGGTTTCGATGCCGCAGATGCCTGGGTTTAAGGAAGCTGGCAGGGCTGCTGACACGCAGTATCTGGGTGCTGCCCAGATGCAGGGTGAGTACGAGATGGATATTTTCAATGCAGAACAGGCCAGCAAAGATGCTCTTATGTCTGGGGCTATGAATATGGGCAGCATGGCAATGATGTGCGACCTGCGTGTTAAGCGTAACCTGGAGCACGTAGGCTACTACGACGACGGTATCCCGCAGTACGCCTTCCAGTATATCTGGTCTGACGACTGGTACTTCGGCCCGATTGCTCAGGAAGTTGAGCAAGTGCGTCCAGACCTGGTCGGTGAGGTCGATGGTATTAAATTCGTGAACATGAGAGGACTTGGCTATGCCCATTGATCCACGTACAGGACAACCGCTGCCTTATCCGGCCGGACCACCCGGAGCACAGATGCCCTATTCTCCTCCTGGACCTCCTGTGGGAGCTCCTAATCCGCAAGCACAGATGGCCGCTGCGATGCGGGGTCAACAGCCCCAGCGGACACCCCCTGGACTCCCCCAGCGTCCTCAAAGTGGTTTGGGGCTAGCAGGGCAGGGTCCAGCTATCAACGCTGGGATAGCTCCTCAGCAGCAGCAGCAGCTACGTCCTGCGGACATGGCTATCATGGCTGGCGGGTTGCCCAGCGAGGAGCGTTTTCAGCAGGGAGCACGGGCAGGTGAACTTGCTGACAGTATGCGAGAATCAGCACTGGAACCCATTCGCGGTAAGATGGTGGGTAACATCTATGTACCTGCAAGTATCACCGAGGGCGGGGCCAAGCTGATACAAGCGTATGTCATACGCCAGAAGGAGAAAGAGCAGAAAACTGAGCGTGCTGGAGCAAGAAAGGAACAAGCCGGACTGTTGGCTGAATGGTTGAAGTCTCAAGATGGAGGTCCCTCTGGGACAGACCGGGCTATGATTTCACCTGTGGCTGGCAATCCTGGGAGGTAGCTGTGGCTGAGTCTAACAATCCTTATGGGTTAAGCCAAAGCGAATTGAAGCAGATTGACGCTATGGCTGCGGCGGCTGCCAAGCCGAACCTAAGCTACACGGCGTTGTCTCTGTCTGGTATACCCGGAACTCAGAACGTTGGTACACAGCTACAGGCTCAAGAGACTCGTGTACGTGGGGGCCAGCTGAACTCACTAACCAATGCTATGAATGCTAGAGCAGCTCGCCGTGAAAATGCCGCCACTGCCACCTCCCTGGCTGGTACGAAGGCATCAGCCCTGGTAGGGGCAGCGGGAGCTAAGGCTAAAGCTACCTTGTCCGCATCAGAGCTCGCTAATACGCGGAAGATAGCTGCTGAAGCTATAAAGGAAAAGAACAGAAATGCACGCGCTGCTGCAAGAGAAAATATGCGTGTATCTGAACAAGCAAAAATGGATGAAAGAGCAGCAGAAAGGGAACGCGGCAGAAAATTCGCGTACAGGCAGAAGTTTACGCCCAGAGCCGTTCCTCCCTCCATTCAAACAGACCTGGATGCTCAGGTTCAGCAGGTAATGGCTTACGAGCGAGGCGTTAAGGCGTGGAAACCAGAGTTTGCTTCTGGTCTCACTATGGTGGGCAAGGGCATGAACTGGATAGCCAACAATGCCTCCATGATTTCTCAACAGTTTCCGGAGATGCGTGAGCAGGCTGAGTGGTGGCGCGACTACGGGTACGACCTCGTGTTAGAAGCTCGCCACTCCAAGTTTGGCTCTGCTTTCACAGCTAACGAAGAGCGGATGTGGAATCAGGTCAGTGTAAGCGAGGGTATGCCTGCCGCAGACCTCATTAAAGCTCTTAAGAAGCGTGGGAAAATTGCCAAAGATTCTTTTGAGCGGCAAGCCCGCACTGCTGCTCAGTCCAGCTTTAATCCGGAGGCTATCAAACAGATTGCTGGTCCAGACTACGAGTGGACTGATTCTAGTGCCTTGTGGGAGATGCCCCCGTACTTAGAGCCGGAGGAAGAGGCTACTTTAGCTACGGAAATGAGCGAAGATGAAGAGGCAGAATTTGAAAGGCTAAAGGCTAAATATCCAGATGGCTCTTAGTGAGGAACAACGCACGCTACTTCGTAAGCTGAAGTTACGCGAGCTTCAAGAGCGGGAAGCTGCTGAGAATGCCCTGCCCGATCCCATGTCTGCAGAGGGGCTGGCCCTGCAAGGGTCCAGCACCAGCCCAGAAGAAGCGCGGGCCATAGCATCCCCTGGCCCGCCCAGCGATGTCCCCACGCTCCCTGGTGAGGAGGAGCCTCCCTCACGACTGCCGCAGCATATTGGTCGGCGAGCAATGCCTCGGGTTATGAATGAGCTAATGGAAGAGCGTGGTATGGACTACGGCGACCGCGCTGACGCTATGCTGGGCGCTGGTCCTATGGCGCTGTATCAGGGAGCCAAGCAAATCACTGGTTTAGGTGACCAAGCAGAGAATGAACAGTCCATACGTGACTGGCGTAATCTGGCTAGAGGCGCAAGCATGGGCGAGGGCCGTGGGTTTATCAATGCTGGTACGATGGGAAGAATTGCTAGTGACCTTGGCACGCTGGCCCTCCCTATGGGTGCTGCTGAGCAAGCTGCTGGTAAGGTCGCCGCTCGCGTACTGCCACAGTCAGTGGCAAAAACCACTGCTGCCTCGGGTGTCGGGGCTACTGAAATGGCGGCGCAGCCTGTCTTGGGCGATGAGTCACGTCTAACGAATGCAGCCATAGGTGCCGTCCTCCCTGGTGCGATGAGTGCAACTACGCAGGCTGGTCGTAGAGCCACCACTGGTATGTTTGACACCAGTGCTCCCGCCGCACGTCTGGAAATGGACTCCGGCATTACGCCTACTCTTGGGCAGTCTATTGAGGGAGGCATACCCGCTAAGATTATTAAGAATATCGAGGACTATACTGAAGGTATAATCCCAGGAGTTGCTGGTGGGCGTAAGCGGGCTAGACAAGAGCTCTTTGACGCCATTGGCATGGACGCCTCACCCAAAAACTTGACTAGCATTGGCAATGAACATCGGGTAGGTAGCCCTGAGTACTTTAACACCTTACGAGATCAGTTTGACGACGCCTATGGTAAGCTCCTTAATGATGTTGAGCTTGAAGCTCCAGGCATTATATCTTTAATTGATGAAGCTTTGGAATCAGCAGGTACAGAGTTTGATGCACCTTTACGGGCACGGCTAAGGAAATCGTTGCTTGAGGGTATTCCAGAAGAAGGTGTGGGCATGGTGACTGGACGCCAGCTTAAGAAACTAATGTCTGATGCTAGCGAAGGAGTGAGTAAGGCTACTCTGGGTGGTGATGCCGGTAAGAATAGGTCGGCCATCGCCATGTACAATTCGGTGCGTGATAATCTTGCTGACCTCTTAGAAAGGCGGGCTGGACCAGAAAAATCGGCTGCTCTGCGCCAACTTGATGCTGCCTATGCGGAACGGCAGGTACTGGAAGAAACTGCTGGCAACGTATTCCAGACCACCCCTGGCGAGCTTACTGCTGAAGCTCTAGCTGCAACAGTACGTTCTCGCAGTACCCCATCCATGATGGCTAATCAAACTGGTACTGCATCGCAGTTATCAGCAGATGCTACTAACGTAATGCGCCCTGCTAGAGAAAGTATGTGGGTTCGTACTCTGGGTGGTCTTGGCTTGGGTGCTGGAGTCTACTCTAGCCCTGCCCTTACCGCAGCAGTCGCCCTGCCTCTTGCCGGTATCACGGGTGTTGGGTCTA